AGCAACGACGATGAGCGTGACGGGGAGTCCGTATCCATTGAAAATCAGAAGCTCCTGCTGCAAAGCTATGTGCGTCAGCGGGGCTGGAACGAGATCGCGGTGTACTGTGACGACGGGTACTCAGGTACGAATTTCGACAGACCCGGCGTCAAACGCCTCATCGAAGATGCAAAAGCCAAGAAAATCAACCTCATTCTGGTAAAAGACCTATCGCGCTTTGGGCGTAACTACATCGAGTTCGGACAGTACACGGAGGTCTTCTTCCCTATGAACTGTGTTCGTTTTGTTTCAATTAATGACGACTTCGACACAGTAAACAGCTTGACCGATCAATCCCACCCACATGGAGCTAGAATTCGCATTCCAATAAAGAACGCATTTAACGAACAGGTTGCAGTAGAAATCAAACAGAAAGTTGAGGCGACTTTGCAAATGAAAATAGACCGAGGAACATTTGTTGGGCCGAGAGCCCCCTTTGGATACCAAAAGTCCGAAGCAAACCACGATCAGTTAGTCCCTGACCCGATTGCGTCCATCACAGTGCGGAAGATTTTTGAGCTGGCGGCAAACGGAACTGGCGTAACAGGTATCGTCCGCTATTTGAATGAAAAAGGATTACCCACTCCGATCCAATACGCCCGTTCCAATGGACTGACCGGGAGTTTTGCGGATGGAACGGGCGATTGGAACAGTCGATCTGTGAAATACATTTTGACTAACCGAACCTATACTGGGATGCTCATACAAGGCAAGGAAAAGCGAGTTGTAAAGGGCACCCATGAACCGCTGGTAGACGTTGAAACCTTTGACAGAATCCAAAGTGAATTCAAAGCACGTTCATTTAATATCAGTCCCACACCGGAGGCGAGCGAGAATGTTTTCAAAGGCAAAGTTATTTGTGCCTGCTGCGGAGGAAAGATGCAGCGAAAGCGCGGAACGAACCATGCGGATTGGTATTTCTTCACCTGCATTTCAAAAAATCGGTTAGGTGCGGATAAATGTACAGGAATGTATGCCAGAGAGGAAGATGTACTCCAGATAATATCCAACTGCGATGTGATCTCTGCCTAGGCGGGAGAGATCCTTGACTACAACACAGTCAACCTCGCCCCGTTCAATGTCTGCTATCAGCTCCCGAAACATCGGTCGATAGAATGTTCTGCCGCTCCATCCTGCATCAATGTACCATCGCGATATGGGATGCTGGTTTTCTCGCGCCCATGCCTCAATAACTTTCTTTTGGTTTTCTATGGAATCATCGCCGCCCTTTCCTGTGACAGACAAACGGATGTACCCGGCAGTCTCTGAATGCAGATGTGGCAGCGTTACAGTCTGACGCTTCCGGCTTTTTCGTGCCATGCGCAGTCCTCTCCTTCTAATGCAAAACAGGCTACGGCAAAACCATAGCCTGTCTGCATTATAGCATATTCTGCTTTCCGCTACCACGAGTAATGCCCTGTTTTCCGCTTCCACGAGCTTAGGCATACATTTGCAACACGGGCGTTGGAGTCAGGTATGGACATTAAGGTCTTGTCTGCATTACTGGGTCATGCGCAGGCGTCAACTACGCTTAATCTCTATGGACATGTCCTTCCGGATCATAAGAAGATCAGCATGGAGAAAATGCGAGGCAACTATATGAGCTGCAGCAGTATAAGCGGCAGTTCCGATGATACTTCCGCAGATGTACCGCAGACTCAAGACCCGACCATTAGCGCCATAGAGGATGCCCAGCATAATCAAGAGCCGGCCATCAGCATCGCTGCAGAGGATATCCAAGGACTGGAACTGAGTGGTGACACCAATGCAGCTATGCCCCAAATTCGCGATTTAGCCATTGACACCAACGCAAACGAGAAACAAGCGCAAGCAAGCTGATTTTGACACCAACGCGTTGGAGTCAAAGCAAAAGCCATCCACGCCAGAATTGAAAAATAACATCAAATGAGCAGCTTATTTTTTCAGTATGACTTGCCAGCAAAACTGGTGTCATTTGGTGTCAGGAAAACGGTTGGTGTCAACCGTTGGTGTCAAGAGCATGAAAGAGTATCAGAAAACCACACTTTCGCAACATCAAATATCCGAAAGCCCGAACAATGCAGGACGCTGACACATTGGTGTCGGTTGGTGTCACAGCAAAATGAGCAAAGAGATTTAAGGGTACGGTAAAAACAAAAAGAACCGCAAACCCTTTAAAATCAATGGGTTTGCGGTTCCTGTTTGGTTGCGGGAGAGGGACTTGAACCCCCGACCTCCGGGTTATGAGTTCAAAACATGGCGTTTACCATCGTGTAGCAACGTCCTGCAAAGTGTTGCTATTACACGGTTTTTCAAAATTTGCGTTTTCTATCGTCGAGTAAAATAGTTGAACTTTTTGTAAAGGAGTTGAATTATTGTTGAACTTTTCAGACAACCTCTGTTCCTCGCTCTAAAATATCAAGATATTCCGCAAAAGCATACAGTTTATTTCGAGATTTCTGAGGTGTACAATCTTGCAAAATACCCATCTGGCAAAACGTCTCTATTATGTTTCCAGCGGTCGGATTAGAAACGCCAAGCATTTTTTCCACATCTGAACGCTTTATAAATGGTTGCTCAAATAGGTAGTCTAACAGTCGCTGATAATTGCTATTCCCGTTATCCATAGAATACAACTTTTTTGATACCTCGTCTTTGATTTTGAGAATTGCTTTAGCGGATGTAGTCGCTTCATCAGCAACTTCTGCAACACCGCGTAGAAAGAACTTAACCCAGTTTTCCCATTCCCCTTTCTTACGCACATCCATCAAACGGTCATAATACTCAGATCTATTTTCTTTGAAATAATAGCTCAAATATAGCAAAGGCTTGGAAAGAATTTCCTGCTGGCAAAGCCAAAACGTGATTAACAGACGCCCCATTCGGCCATTACCGTCAAGAAATGGATGAATAGTTTCAAATTGCGCATGAATTAGCGCTATTTTTACGAGCGCCGGAATACGGTCTTCCTGATGAAAAAATTTTTCCAAGTCTGCAAGTGCGCTTTCCATATCTGGGACAGTCGGCGGGACAAAGGTTGCTGTATTAAGATTACATCCCGCAGGGCCAATCCAATTCTGCGAACGCCTGAATTCCCCCGGACTTCTTTGGGAACCTCTTGTATTTTGAAGTAATCTTTTATGAATGTTTTTAATCAGGCGCAAACTTAGAGGAAATGTTTCAAGCTGTTCAAGCCCCCAATTCATTGCATTTACATAGTTTACTACCTCGCTAATATCATCCTGCCGTTGATCATCTATCTGATTATATTCTGCGCTCAGTACGTCCACAAAAGACGCTTGCGTACCTTCAATCTGGGAGCTTAATACGGCCTCTTTCTTCACATACATTGCCACGAATAGTTCGGGATTCGGTAAAATTTGAGTAATTCCGTCTAATCGTCCAAGTTTTCTGTCGGCCTGTGAAAGTAGCGATTGAATGTCTTCGTCATATTGAATGGGAGGTTCCGGCGGCAATGGAGCCGGAACAAATGCTTTGTACCCTGAAGAAGCGTTCATAAAAAATCCTGCCCTTTTTTCGTATTCCATAATCTCCTCCTATCTTATGCTTTGAAAGATATTTAATTCTTACTTTAAATGCATAGCACAACCCTTGCTACAATGTAACTGCTCTTTAGTTACGTTGAGCACTTCAATCGCTAATTAAATAAATTCTATCATTTTTTTAATTATTGTCAAGTTAATTTGTAAACAATTCGCTTTTACCGTTTAATACACATTTACAGCTTCTTCCGCTGTGCCTTTAATTCTGATTTCAAATGTCCCATTTTGGGACATTTGTTTTTGCGTTCTGGTTCCCTTGTGGAGCGAAGAACGGTGTTACTCCCAACACCGTGTTCTTTTGCTACGATTTCTACGGTGCGGGGGCTGATACCTTGGGGCCCATTTTGGGCACTAAGGTATTTCCCATCAGAACCGCACTCTGCATGATTACCTTGCGTCATCTTCTGCGCTTCATATTGCCGCCCGACCAGGTACGTTTTTTGAGCATCCGTCAGGTTCCGGCTTGCTCTGCTGGATGATCTCCTTTGCCGTGTCAATGTCGCCGGACTTGATGGCTTCGACGGCGGCGGGTAACTGGGCTTCGGGGATATTCCGGATTTCTTGAACAACAGACTGTGGAGTTTTAATAGCTCCGGAACGAACGGCATCTTTGAAGCCAGAAGATACAGATTCCGCCGCGTCAAGTCCCTCCAAAAACCTGTTTGCGCGGTCAACCGTTGAACTGCCGACGCCAAATTCTTTTGCGACAACTTTTGCTGTGCGCCCATCTTTTTGAAAAACACCACTTTGATGTTTTTCACTTTTCGCCTGAACATATTGGTTGTTCGTTCCCTGCGTCATCCTTTGCGCTCTGTACGCTTCTCCGATCAGCAGCGTCCGCTGTACGTCCGTCAGATTCCGCCGCCCAAGCTGATTGCGACACATCCAAACGATAGCCGCCCACATAGAAAGACCGCCCCCGGAAGGACGGTCTTTCTCATTTGCAATCCGGTGTTGTGCAACGTCTACAACCGTTCCAGCGCCAACCTGTTCACACTCAGACACACGTTTGCCGGTTGTCTGCAATCTGGCAGCGGGCAGGTGAAGCAGCTGGCGCTATACGGGCAAACGCCTGGTGCAGCCTCGTGGGCGGGCGTCACCGTTCTGCGCCCTACTCTTGGCGTCCTGTGCGGCCTGTGGCGCGTTCTGGCCGGGGTATTGCTGGGGGATATGTCCGGGTAGTCATGCGCACGGAACAGCGTCACGGTCGCGCTCATCGGCCTGTACCTCCTTCCCGAAAAGCTCACGTTCCCGCTCAGTGGTCATGGTCACGCTGACCAGAGGAATCATCCCAAACGGCGTGGGTACACAGGGATAGTATCTATCGTTTTCGTCGATGTAGCCGGTAGACCTGTTGGGTGCTTTTGTTTTCATGATAGTGCCTCCCTTCGATTCAAACGCTTATACGCAAGAGCACAACATTCTTCTGGTGTTTTTGTATTATCTTCCACGGATATTTTGAATGCTTCTAAGGCAACTTGGCATTGCTCGTCGGTCATATCTATAATAAGGCGGCGAACTTCTTGCCGTAAAGCTCTATTCATAGCACACCTCTTTCTTTCAGCGTTGCATAGACCTCGGCGCAATCTGCGTCGGATAACCGATCAAGCATTTCAAGAATCCGTTTACGCAAAGTCTCGATATCATCCTGCATCATGCTGTGCGGTATTTCCTTCTGCACGGCAACCTCAGACGAATAACTCATATTTCCTCCTTGTTTTATCGTCGGGAGGCTGGTACAATAAGCATACCAACCTCCCTTTGTGGGTGGTGGTCAGGCTCTCTGTGTCGTGCTTTGGTCGGCGAGGACACAGGGGGCTTTTCTTTGTGCAATCATCGTATCTATATATTCCAGCAGCATCCGCCTTTCATCTGGCGTCAACGTCAGAACATCGGCCATCAGCGCTTCATGCGGATAGCAGTCGCATTTCTCGCCGGGGTCAAGTGTTGCACCACAGGTGGAGCAGATGTGATAATAGGGCATGGTATATCTCCTTTCAATATAGTTCCTCGTAGAATCTCAATTCGCGGATTTTACCGCTGAAAAAATGGTTGATGTTATAGTCGCAGTTCCGGTACTTGGTCGCAAAATGCTTGTCGATCAGAGGTGGGTAGCAAAAAGGTTCAAGTTCTACGCAGGAACTAAACTTACTCGTCTCACAAAGCCACGGCATTGCCCGGATGATCCGCACGATCTGGTCGGCCCGGATGGGCGGGTGCGGGTGCCCGGTGTGCTCCTCGTACCTCTCAAAGTAGTACTTGAACACGCTCAGTGCATCCCCCAAGCTGTATCCCACATCGTCTGGAAAAACTCTTGCGGTGATATTGGCAAATTTGTCAAAATCGAAGATCACTGTATCAACTCCTTTTGGTGTCAGGGCGGAGCTTGCTCCGCTCCCTTATAAGGGCGGCGTGTCGCCGCACACACCCTTTTATAATTTATAAGTTAGGGCTTGAAGCTTAAGGTTTCGGGTTTATAGTTTGCTTTCCACTGGGTTTCCAGTCGCAACCCAGTGGGTTTCCAGTGGGTTTTACCTTTTGCGGGGCCTCCCACCACGTTTGCCGTTGTCGGCGTTCCGCTTGCAAATCTCCTGCTGGATTTCCTCCCGTGTGATCTCCCGTAGCTCCAATGTAGGGAACACCTCCGCACCGGTGCCGGTGGCAATACCCAGATACTCGTGCTGATACGCCCGCTCGTTCACGGCTTTCAGACGCTCGGCCTCCAGTATGAAAGCTTCGCCCAGCCAGTCAGCAGGGATCATGGTAAAATCGGTGTGGAATGTGAGCGCCTGCCCGTCTGGCTCCGCAACGAACTGATTGGCCCAGTTGCTCAAGCTGATCGGCGGGTTGAAGCTGCGGAATATCTGCGGCCTTGTGCCTTGCCCACGCACGACAGATTGTAGGACATTTCGGGCAAAGCGCGGGCCGGGCAGCTCAGAAAATTCCTCGAACCAGACGTAACGGAACACACCGTGCCGGGGCTTGATGGATTTCAGCTTGCTGGCATCGTCCAAACCTCGAAAAAGGATCTGTGCGCCGGTTGACCGGTACTCGTATACCATTGGCGAGACGGTGGCCTTCCACAGGTGGGACGTACCCAGCATGTCAATGGCCCACGCGATTTGAGAAAACACACTATCGCGCATGGTGTTTGCGGTGCGTCGAAATACAATGGCGTTGCTCTGTCCTGTGGGGTCGCTTTGCACGCCTGCCACAATCTCCAGCGACACGAAGGAGCTTTTGCAGGAGCCGCGCCCGCCGGGAAGATTGTAAAACCTGTGCTTTTCCGCCTTGATATCCTCGTGCAGGGGCAGGTAACACGGGGCTATGTAGTCCGTAACCGCTGCGGTGGTGGTCATGCTGTCCCGGCGTTGCTTCTCTGCCATTTCAAGGGCCGCTATGCGCTGTTCCAGCTTGTCCCGTGTTATCACTGCCGCATCTCCTCCAACGCCGCAAGGCGCTCTGCAAGGTCATTCTGGTCGGTCAGGCGCACGGCATAATCAAGGGCGATCTTCGCCGCGTTTACTCTGGCCTGCGCCGGTATCTCCTCGTCCTCCATGACCGTCTGCAAGGTGGACAATGCAGGCTCTAGGAGCTGCTGTGCCCTTCGGGTCGCGTCCTGTACCACTCCGGCGAACGCTTCGCGGTACCGTTGACAAAACTCCTGATCCTCGAAATAGGAACGCATTGTTCGATCTGAAATACCCGCCGCTGCCGCAGCTTCTTTTTTGGTGCGTGAGGTCAAGAGTGCTGCAAGCAGCTTTTCTTTATTGGGTGTCATTCACTACCTCCTTTCCGCTTTCTGCCGTTTTCTGCTGTTGATATAGACTGATCCAGTCCGCAAGCCGCATCGTCACAAGCCACGGCTCACGGCTGCGGCGATGGAACACAGCAGGCGCACCATCCCTGAAGCGCTCACTGTCCCTCGCGGCCTGGTGCATGGCTTCCGGAACGTTCAACCGCTCCACGCGCTTGACCTCGATGTGGACACCAGGTAAGCCCACCAGATCAGGAACTTCACCAAAGGACAGCGAACCGCCCCGCCTGATCTCGTACCCATATTGTCGGAGTACGGCGGCAAGCTCCTGTTCACCGCGCGCACCCTTACGCTGTGACTTACTGCCCATCTTCTGTGTGCCACTCGTTCAGCAGGATTGCACCTGCCTCCTGCACATCCTCGATGAACTCACCGTTGGTCAAGCCCATCACCCGAATCTCTCGATCTCCGCTTTCCACTTCGACCAAAGCCAGACAAACAGCGGGGAGTGCCGTTTCCTTGTCAAAGGCATAAAACAGGTTTGCAGGAGCGGGAATGATCTGAATGATTTTCATGTTGGTTATCCTCCTAAAATTTTTATCAAAAAGTGTTCTTGTCGCCCATCATAATAAAGCGTTCAATGGCTCGACGCTTCTTTTCCTCAAAATCAATCTCATCGGTGTCGGAGGGAACGAATGCGACCTCCCTTATATCTGCGTCCACAGGACACCCTTTTATACCCGCCGCAGCGGACATTGTGTCTGTGTTTGCTATTGCTATTGGTTTTGAATTGTTATTGCTTTTGGAATTGGTATTGTTATTGGTATGCTCCGCATTCGGTGGTATACGTTCGTATACGCACGTATCCTTTTCTCTGGCCCAGCGTGTTTCGACCGCCCTTTTCGCCTTGTCGCACTTCTCTCGATAAGCTTCTGCGTCTTTGTCGATCATCGGCTGGATGAAGTCCCAGCAAACGCCAAGAACTCCGTCGAAGTCTGGCAAAAGGCCGCTCTCGCCGTAATCGAGGATTGCATCGAAGAGCCGGCCCTTTTGCTCAGTGCTCAGGCGTTTTAAGGCGGGACGTACCGAAAAGTAGAGCATAACCCCGGGACGTTGTGCCATTCACTCACCATCCCCGCATAGTTTCTTGTCCGCTCATGCGCCGGAGTGTTTCAGCGCAGGCGTCGCGAGTAGCCCTGACAGCTCTTATCCGCCGATCAAGGCTGGAAATGTACCGTTGCAGCTCCGCCGGATTGGCTGCAAGGTAATAACCGCGTGTACCTGCCACAGAAGCGCAGATAGGGTGTCCGCTACGCCGTTCCCATTCAACCTGCTTTGACAACTCCCGGCGGTCTTTTAAGCCGAGCGCAATTGTCAATGTTCGTCCATCAAGAGCATTCTCTGCGCCTTGCAAAAGCACCTCATGGACTTGACGCGGCCCCGCCGATGTAGTATAATTTTGATTAAAAGAAGCCGTCATCCCGCCAAGAGTTGTAGCTTCTGCCCGTTCCGTGGTTACCGCCACGAAGCGGGCGCTTTCTTTTTGCCTCATTGTGCGCCTACCTCCCTCTTACTGCGGCTTGCTACATCCAGATATTCCCGCAATCCCTCGGTGTGCACCAGGAAACGGTTTCCGGAATAAATCCCCGGACACTCACCGCGTGCCACAAGGGTGCGGACAAGATGCTCTGGAATGCCGAGATATCGGGCAACCTGTCGAACGGTTTGGAACATATTCTCCACCACCTTTTTTGTATCAAGGTTTGACATATCGTTCAACCTTGTGGTATTATGGTAGCATAAATGTTGACATTGTGTAACAACAAAGTTGACTTCAATTTTGTTCCATTTTGGGCGTTAAGGGGGTGCTTTTTACGGGAAAAGTAACACAACAGAAGGAATCTCTGTTCCTGATGGGAAAAAGGCTAAAAGAATGTCGGATTGCATGTGGTCTTTCTCAAGAGCAACTAATTGAAGCTGTTATGAAATTGCCGGATAATCGAGGGAAAGAGCGTAGCGAAAAACAAATTTCTTACTTGGAAAATGGAACGCGCCCAATATCTCTGGAATACGCATCACTGCTTGCACAAGTCCTCAATGTCCGTGTTGAGTATCTCCTTTTAAAAGACGATTTTCGTACAGAACATGAAATGTTTGAAAATGGGTTGAGCGGGTTACACGACGCTTACAGCAATATTGTAAATTTAATCAAATTGCATGGATACGATATCCAAGAAGTCGATCTTTCTGAGAGTAACGATTTTATCAAGCTAGTTTACTCTGACAATGCAGTGAAAATCAGTAGCAGAAGCGGAAAGGTTGCTATGATTTCACATAAACGATGGAGAACTTTAATCTCTGAGATTGATCGTTTTGTCGCATTTGAATTATCGGGGTTGCCATTTGGAAAGGACGGTGAACATAATGGCTAACATTCAAGAGCGCCGCAACAAAGATGGCAAGCTGATCTCCTACTCCATCCGTGTCCATCGTGGCCGTGGCGCTGACGGTAAGCAACTCAAGCCGTGGACAGCCACCTTTGAGGTATCGCCCACATGGGCAGAAAAGAGCGCAAGAAAAAAGGCCGAGGCTTTTGCCGCGACCTTTGAAAAAGCGTGTAAAGAGGGCGTTGCTTCCGACAGCCGCCAGAAGTTCGGCCCATACTGCGATTATGTTCTTGAGATGAAAGAGCGTCTTGGAGTGAAGCACTCGACCATTGTCCGTTATAAGGAACTGACCGGGCGCATATACCCCGCTATCGGGTATATCAAGTTGAAAGACCTCCGCGCCGACCACCTGAATAGCCTGTATACCGACCTTGCAAAGCCCGGTGCCAGAAAAAGCCCCTCACGCGCCACAGCCAAAATCGACCTTGCCGCAGAGCTGAAAAAGCGAGGGCTTACCCGCGCAAAGCTGACGGAATGCAGCGGTGTATCTCTTAATGCAGTATATGATGCTGTTAAGGGTAAGCCGGTCAGCAAGGAAGCCGCCGACAAACTCGCGCTTGCTATGGGCCTGAAGCCTGCCGGGGCATTTGAGTATCAGGCCGATAACGGAACCTTGTCCCCGAAAACGATCCTTGAACACCACCGTTTGATCTCCGCCGTGCTGGGTCAGGCCGAGAAAGAGGGCCTTGTTCCGTTCAACGTGGCGGCAAAGGCCACGTTGCCGAAGGTCAGCAAGAAGGAAGTGAACTACTTCCAGCCTGAACAGGTGGCGGCAATCCGCGACGCATTGGAAACAGCGCCGCTTAAATGGAAGGTGCTCACGCACCTATTCCTTATCACCGGTGCCCGCAGAGGCGAGATTGTGGGTCTGAAATGGGACAAGGTAGACTTTGAGCAAAACCGGGTACGCATCTGTAACAATGTGGTCTATACGTCAGATCGAGGCGTTTACGAAGAAACTCCGAAAACAGATACCTCCCAGCGCTACATCACACTTCCGGTGGAAACGATGCAGCTCCTGCGGAAGTACAGAGCATGGCAGAACGCGGAAAGGCTCCGTCTGGGTGAATACTACAAGGATCAGGGCTTTGTATTTACGCAGGACAATGGAAACCCCATTCACCCAGATAGTGTGACCGGCTGGATGGACAAATTCAGCAAGCGTCACAATCTACCCCACATCAATCCTCACGCCTTCAGGCACACGATGGCCTCGATCCTCTATTTCAACAAGGCGGATAGCGTGTCGATCTCAAAGAGACTTGGACACGCGCAGGTCAGTACCACGGCCAACATCTACGCCCACATCATAGAGTCGGCAGACCAGCAGAACACCGACATTCTGGCCGATGTATTTTTTGAAAAAGGCTTGAATTTTGAAAGCGAGTTGAACTAAAGTTGAATTATTTCCCCGCCCTTCATTCTGAACTTGCTCAAAAAGCTAGAAAAAACACCGTTTTCGTATCGAAAACGGTGTTTTGTTGGTTGCGGGAGAGGGACTTGAACCCCCGACCTCCGGGTTATGAGAAATGCACCGCGAATTTCTTATAGTCCCATAGCGGCGTATATAATCCCAGAAAGTCAGTGTTTTCAAGGGTTCTGAGGAATCTGCATTCCTCTTCTTTCCCATCCCGTACCATGAAATCCTGTAGCGGTTGGTGTCAGCGTTGGTGTCAACTCCGAGAGTTGAGCCATGAGATGGCCGATTTTGTTGGCCCAACCACGCAAGAAACGCACCTTTAGGTTTTTACCTCTAAGGGATTCAGTTCATTGGGGTTCAGACAGAACAAGAAACAAACCATCAGGCACACATGAATCGTACCAACATCTAAATAGCGCAATGGCGCAGCATTATCGGCGAAACATCATTCCACATTCGGTAATGCTGCGCCGCTTTTGCTCTATGCCAATTATAACACACGGCTTCCCATTATGGAAGCGCATTTCAGGAGGTTTTCATGTCAGAATATACACTTGAGATCAAACAGATTGTAGACTATCCACGATGCCGGATCTACCGGCAGTTCGTACAAGCCTTGATAGCAGACCGGAGCATTCGCGTGAGCGGAGGCTCCGGCCTTTTTTATTTTGTCGTGCTCTGTGCCTATGCCAACTTCCGCACCTCATACAAGCGCATTGATGGCATTAGTTACACCATCTACCCCGGCGAATGGATCATGTCCGTGGAGGAGCTGTCCCAGTATTTCCGCACACGCTTCCGTCGCCAGACCTTAACCGCATTGGAGGGACTGCAAAAGAAAGGACTTATCAGCTTTCTCGTTCTCGGACATGGCAAGCTGGTCAAATTCAAGATTCGCGGCTGGCGGCGTCACAACACGATCCTCGATTACAACGCGCCCTGTCAGAAAGATACCGGCTTTTTCTTCTTCCCTGTCTCCACGGCCACAGAGTTGGTCAGCGCCGGTCACTGCTCAGAGATGGATGCCGTGCTGGATCTGTGGCTGAACACCGTCTATAACGATCCGCAAGTCCTTGGCTCAGACGTCGGGCCGGTGGTCTACCTCCGCAACGGTACAGGCTGCCCGCTGGTCAGCTATGCGGAGCTGGCATCCCGCTGGGGTATCTCTAAGGCGACTGCCGGCCGATACCTCAAGCGCATGGCGGAACGTGGCTATCTGCAACTGGCGACCTTCCCCGGCACACACGGCACCACGATCTATCTGCAAAACTACCTCTCTACTATGTTCCAGATCTCTGACATCGTGGTGGACAAGGAAGAAATCGCCATGAGCCTGGGCATCAAGCTGGAGCTTCAGGAGGAAACCGCCCTGACCGCGGCGGCATCCAGCGGTTCAAATGAGGCCGGTAGCGTTTCAGAAATGAACCGCCATCGAATCGAGCGAAAGATGCGTGAAATCCTTGTGGCACAGGGGCTGCCGTGCGCTTCGTGCCCCAAATCCAAATATATGTTATTACCATTATCCGACGACTGCGAGGTTACGATAGAAGGGGTGCCCCCGCTGCACCGGTGGCTTCAACTGGTGGTCACCTGTGGTGACGCTCAGGAAGTCTATCACTTTGAACTCAGATTGCACCCGGCAGGGATACGCGGTGATAAGGAGGCCGAAAGATGAAAAAGACTACACAAGAACCCAAAGTGACCGATAACCCCTTGTACCATGACACATGGATGCTGCTACGCAAGTACCGGGACGTGGTGTGGAGCCTGGAGCTGTCCGTGCAGCAGGTGCGCCGACAGTTCCAGATCGAATATGGCAGCAGCATTGAGGAGTTTCTGGAATCCCTCTATGTGGCCGGCGTTACCTTTGAGGGCTCGGCGATTGAGGATCATGCCCGCTGTATTGAGCGGAGCTACAAGATGCTGAAGCTTCTGGATACCTCCGTAGAGCTGCTACGAACAAAGCACAAGTACGGCGAAAGCTATTACTGGCTCCTGTACTACACCTACCTGTCACCGCAGCAGTTGGCGAACACGCAGGAGATCATCGAAAAGCTGGAGCCGCACATTCGGGACATCAGCTACCGCACTTACTTCCGCAAGCGTCAGATGGCTATTGATGCCCTGAGTTCGGTGCTGTGGGGATACTCGTCAAAAGAGAGTCTGGCGCTGCTGGAGAAGTTTGTGCCGGAAGCAAATACATGATCCGATCTCCAATGGCGCTCTCCTGCCACAACATTGGCACGGTTTTGCGATTTCGGTGCAAATCTGAGTGTGCTATACTAAGCATGCCCAAAGATGCCAAAGCCCACTCTTACGACACAGAACACCATCCTTTCGAGGGTGGTGTTTTGTGTTTGCGGGCTATTGGGCAGTTTGCTGGGGATGGTCTTCAGGGCTGCCCCCTTTCCACATCTTTGTATCACAGGAGGTATCACGAGTGAAAAAACATGACCTGACCAAGACACATCTCCACAGGGCAAGCCCCGGCATGGCACTATATGCGGCCTTCGCGGGCGTGACCATGGCCGCCATGCTTTGCCAGCCGGCCTTTGCCGCCACCGTCTGGGAGAAGGCCAATGAGATCATGAAGGATGTCTATAACCAGATCCTTCTTATCTCCACCATTGCCGCCATTGTCACCGCGTCGGTGGCACTGCTGATGATGAACTTCTCCCGCAGCGGCCGCACTGTGGACGAGAGTCGCGCTTGGCTCAAGCGTATCATCATCACATGGGCAATCCTTAACGGTTTGGGCTTCATCATGTCCTATGTGACGCCCTTCTTCGCGGATGGCAGATGGAACGGATAACGCCAAGCTGCCCGGCTGAGAAAGGAGAAGTGCTATGGGCATATTAGATGGCATTGTAGAATGGATCGCGGAACAGGTCATGTACGGTCTTGACCTTATCAACACCTCTGTGCTGGGGGCGCTGGGTTGCGATATGAGCACCTTCCTGCGCTATTTCCCCGCCGCAGAGACGATGTACCACATCTTTGTGGCGCTGGCCATCGGCATGATCCTGCTGAACCTGATCTGGCAACTTTTCAAGAACTACGGCCTTGTGGCCGGTGTGGAAGCGGAAGACCCGGTAAAGCTGACGATTCGCTCTGTGCTGTTCATCCTGTTGGCCTATTTCGCGGATGAAATCGTGGAACTGATATTGAAGATTGGCGGGACACCCTACGCATGGATCATGTCGTCCGAACTGCCCGCACTGAACTTTGCCGACTTTAACTCGGTCATACTCACCATCATCGGTGTCTGCGCCAATGGCGCCGTAGCTCTTATTGCCCTGATCCTCGTCCTCATACTGGCGTGGAACTATATCAAGCTGCTGTTTGAGGCGGCGGAGCGCTATGTGCTGCTGGGCGTGCTGGTATTCACAGCGCCTGTGGCCTTCGCTACAGGTGCGGCACAGACCACATCCAATATCTTCAAAGCGTGGTGCCGTATGTTCGGCGGCCAGATATTCCTGCTGCTGATGAACGCATGGTGCCTGCGCCTGTTCATCACCATGGTGGGAACCTTCCTGGCAAATCCCTTATCTCTATAGGAGACGATCATGAATCAAAAAACGAAATACATCACAGGGATCGTGTTGTCCGTACTGGTTATATGTGCGCTCACGATCCCGGCCTTTGCTCTGACAGAATCGGATGTGCAGTCTCAGGTCTCAGCTTCCGGTAAAGAAGGCGTGGCCGGAAACCTGTTCGTCTGGTTTCTGTGTGCAGTGGCATTTTTGAAGATCTCACAGAAGATCGACAGCTTCATGCAGGGCCTTGGCATCAATGTGGGCCATACAGGCGGCTCCATGCTGGCGGAAGCAATGCTGGCCGCAAGGAGTATTGCTGCCGCCCGTGGCGTCGCTGGCCGGGGTCGAGGTGGAAACGCAGGCCGTGGCGGAAGTGCCAGTGGCAACGGCGGCGGTGATAGCAACACCTTTCTACAAGGCGGTCTGGCCGGTGTCGTCAACCGCAGCTTCTATAACGGCGCATACAAAAGTGCCACCGGCACAGGCAGCGGCGGCGTTGGCGGCATGGCGTTCCGTGCCTCTATGACCAAGGGCGGCGATATTGCCAATAACGTTATCAGCCGTATCGCTACCGGCAGGTCGGGCATCGGCGATGTCATGTCCGGCAATATGGCGGCAGACGCCCTCATGTCCTATATGGGCTACACAGCACTGGGTGAAGGTGCGGCGGATATTCCCTCCTTTTCCAATGTGGAGATCGGCGGTGGGCATATCACCGGCACGGAGACCTCTGAGGAAGAACCTGCCGGTCGTGCCTTTGCCATGTACAGCACTGAACAGTATATGGAGCCAAAACGGGAATACACCACCGTCACCACTGTGGATGGCGCAAAATGGTATAGGCAGTACGCACAGGACGTAGTGGAGAAAAAACCCTATCAGAATCCGGATGGCGGCATTTCCTATCGTGAGAGCCTGATCCGGCGTCTGCCTGACCCGCCTCGCAGAAAGGACAAGACCTGATATGACCCAGCAAGAACGCAGCGGTCTGAACGAAGCCGCTGAGATCAGCGCACACGCTGCCGGTGCCGTGCGCGGCGCCATCAAAACAGGAAAAGCGGTAAGCGGCGCGGCAAAAGGTGCCTCTGCCGCAGGCCCTTACGGCGCGGCGGCAGCGGCACTCTGGACACATCGCAAGGCGGTTGCTGCCATCATTGCCGGGTTGCTGGTGCTTCCCGTCCTGTTCATCATGCTGCTACCCTCCCTGATCTTCGGCGGGTTGACCAAGGCAGGGGTTGAAGGAAGTCCAGACACACCGATCCTCAACGACAACGCCGCCATTGTGGAGAACATCAATCAGATCTCGCAGGCGATCAGCGACTTGCTGGAGGAAGGGCAGGAGGATGTTCGCGCCCGTATTGACGCGGATTTTACCGCTTCCGGCGCTGACCAGAAGGAGATCATCAATCCATACGAAAGCTCCCCGACCTACAATGCCAACCGCTTCATTGCCATGTACTGTGCCGCCAAAAATCAGGACTACACATCTATCTCCCTCAAGGATATGGAGGCGCTAATCCGTAAGGCCAAGGACGCCCTCTATACCTTCACGAGCACGGAGGAGCCTCGCACGACAACGGTGACAGACACGACCATTGACGAAAAGACTGGCAAGGTCACGGTGACGGAAACGGAAGTCACAGAGATATGGAAGAT